ATGAAAACATAAAAGACGCAAATTCCAAACGAACTCCGAGCGAACGCCGAGAAATTGCCAGAATTGCTGGTAAAGCATCTGGAAAGGCAAGACGCCGAAAAGCTAACATGAGGGAGACTGCCAACCGCCTTTTGACGATGGTGGGTGAGGTAGAAGGGTTATCAGATATCCTCCGGGCAGACGGTGGAGAAAGCACGTATGAAGAAATCATAACTATGGCAATGATCCAAAAGGCTGCTATGGGAGATGTAAAGGCTTATGAAGCCCTGAAGTCTACGGTAGGTCAAACAGATAAGTCGGATGCTGATCTTGAAGAACAGCGGATCCGGACGGACAGAGCAAAGAGGGCAAGAGATCAGGAAGTAGGAGATACGGATTCGGGAGATGAAAATATACAGTCTTTCCTGAAAGCTTTGAATCCTTCCGAAGAGGAACTACAGAATTTGTTCACAGAAGAGGAAAATGAGGAGAAAGAAAATGGCGAAGAAAAAGAAGAGACCGGCGATATTTAGATTCGCCCCATTTTCCGAACAACAAAGAAGACTGATCCATTGGTGGCGTCCAATGGTAAAAGCATCGGAGAATAATTTTGTAATTGCAGATGGATCCATACGATCGGGGAAGACGATCGCTTGTATCATTGGTTTTCTGACCTGGTCGCAGTCCACGTTTTCCGGACAGTCTTTCATTATTGCAGGAAAGACCATGGGGGCTTTGAAGAAAAATGTGATTCGCCCTATGTTACAGATCCTGGAAGCATGGGGCTGGCCATATGAGTATATACGGTCAGGAACGGATGCAAGGCTGGAAATAGGGTCAAACACCTATTATTTGTATGGTGCAAACACGGAAGCAAGTCAGGATGCGCTGCAAGGGCTTACGGCAGCAGGCGCTTATCTGGATGAGGCGGCATTGTTCCCACGGTCCTTCATAGATCAGGCAGTGGGGCGCTGCTCTGTAGATGGATGGAAGTTCTGGATGAACTGCAATCCAGCCGGTCCACATCATTTTATCAAAGAAGAATTTCTCAATCCGGAAGAAATGCGGAAAAAGAAAGTATACCATCTGCATTTTACCATGGATGATAATCTGTCTATTTCTCAGAAGAGAAAGGAAGAGTATAAAAATGCATGGCCACATGGAAGTGTATTTTACAAGAGATTCATTCTGGGACAGTGGGTGGCAGCAGATGGGCTCATTTACCAGCAGTTTGCCGATAATGTGGAACAGTACCTCATAAACGAGGAGGATCTGAAAAAGTATAACATCATGTATGCAGTGATAGGAGTTGATTTTGGTGGAACAAAGTCGGCTCATTCTTTTACCCTTACCGGATTTACGGAAGGATATCAGAAAGTAGTGGTGCTGGATGAGTATTACTGCAAGAAAAGGATTGATCCGAAACATCTGCAGGAGGATTTTATCGATTTTGTAAAAAGGGCGCAGACAAAATATAAGGTATTCGAGGCTTATTGTGACAGTGCAGAACAGACTTTGATCAGTGGACTGGAATCAGCCTGCATTCAGGCTGGTGTGCGAATAGAGCTCAGGAATGCGATCAAGGGACCGATCAATGACCGGATCGCATTTTATAATAGCCTGATATCTCAGAATAGATGGAAGATCATGGAACATTGCAAACACATCAGAGAGGCGTTTGAGCAGGCGGTGTATGATGATAAGAAACCGAATCAGGATGTGAGACTGGACGACGGGGTTATGAACGTGGATTCTTTGGATTCTACGGAATATTCTACGGAGTCTGTACAAAACGATATCCTGTATATTGCGGCATAAAGGAGAGTAAATGGATAGTAAAGTAACGATTCAACAATATCTTACTGGTTTGGGGTATAATCCACCGGTAGAAAAGACGTACAGCAAGATTGCAGAGTGGTTGGAATGGTACCAAAACGATGTAAAAAAATTTCATAAATATTTTATTTATGATGGCATCGGAACAAAAGAGGAAGAACGCTATCGCCTGGGCATGGCAAAGAAAGTGTGTGAAGACTGGGCGAACCTGATTCTGAATGAAAAAGTGTCCATTAAGGCTGGAGCGTATGAAAAACGATTGAACGAGATTCTGGATGAGAACAACTTCCGTGTTCGAGGCAATCAACTAATAGAATTGACCTTTGCGTTGGGAACCGGAGCTTTTGTGGAATATAAAGACCAGGACAAGGTGATTATTGATTTTGTGCGGGCGGACATGATCTACCCGATCAGTTATGAAAATAACGATGTGACAGAATGCGCCTTTGGCAGTTACCGGAACTATAAAGGACAGGAATGTATTTATCTGCAGATCC